TTATTCAGATCAAGTCCAATTGCCTCTAAAAACTCTCTACTTATTGCATTTTCGGTATCTATATAAACAGCTAACCCACCTGCCTTTTGACAATTGGCAAGTGCATGTGCTGCTAATAATGATTTTCCTGATGCTTCCAATCCTGTAATTTCTGATATTCTACCGATTGGAAATCCACCTTCCTTGCGATTTGAAATTGCAAGATCAAGCATTGATGAGCCGCTGCCGACCCAACCTTTAACTTCACTTGGAGCCTTAGTATCTCCATCTAAGAAAAATGCAGTTTGATATCCTGTATTCTTAAACTTCTTATTAAGGCCGTCTGCTAATTCGACCGCCAATGCGTCTTGTAGGTCGCTTTTCGATTTTGCTTTTGCTTTCGCCATATATAACCTTTATTATTCGTTAAATAATGTATCAAACGCTGCAGATACGTCATCTACTTTGTTGACTCCGGCCGGAACAGCTTCTTTTTTCGCTGCTGGCTCATCTGTTCTTGCATCTGTAGAACTTCCTGTTTCTAGATCCGGGTTTAACCATTCTTCCAATGAAACTTTCAAATCATCATATGATGGCTCTTTAAAGATATCATCTAAATTAGATTGATTGTTAGCAGCTTGTTCTGCAACATTTTTATCTTCTGTCATTGGAGTAACATTTGGCTTCACTCTAATAGTTGTTTTTGGAAATGCTCCTGCCTCTGCTGGAGTAAATTCAACTAAGATATCTCTTCCTCCCATTGGATCTGAAATATCACCATAATCTGGATCTGAAATAATACCTAATAATTCGGTATATACTTGCTTACCAAAGCCCCAAAACTTAACGCCTTCTGATTCTAAGCCTCGTACTAATATTGGAACATATGTTCTCATCTTAGGTTCCATTTTCTTACCTAACTTCCACTCATCAGAATTGCCGGATGATTTAAGTTTTTCACAAAACTCAACAACTGGGTCTGGATTTCCGTTTGTAATTGGTGATAGGTAATTTTTCTTACCTAGATCATAATGAAAATAAAGTTCTCTAAAAGGATTACTTCTATCGTGCTGATAAGGCACAATTCTTACAATTTGTTTACCTGGCTCAGGTCTCCATAAATTGTTTCGGCGGTTGCCGGTTGTTTGTAGTTGATTAAGCTTCGCTTTAATCGCATTTAAGTCAATTGCCATTTTTTTCTTTTTTTTTAATGGTTAATAATTAATTAATAATATAATAACTTTATTTCATTTATCCTAAGGATTATCGAAAAAAGTTACAAAAAAGTTTTTATTTGTTATTTGTTAATTTGGAGTTTAATTATGGCTAAACTCTAATCCTTTTTATATAATATAAATATAATGAAAATATCTTTAAGATCCTAATTATAAGTCTATTCTTTTATGCAAATTTAAATGAATGTGTCTTAAGTCACTGCCCTCTGTTAGTAACAATGAGTTTTGATAATTTGGCCAATTGATAATAAACTTCTTGTCTAGTATACCATTGTTAGCTTTCAATATAATAACGTTCAATGCATTGACTGTATATAATGTGTTTGTATCTGTCTTTCTATGTATCATAATTGTATTAGGCGTCTTGCCGTAATCATCTGGGACGACATTGTATGTTACATATAAATCTGATTTATTATTTGCATCCGAGAACACGAACATTCGTTTTTCAGATACCGTGTATGATTTTTTAACATAATCAACTATCAGTTCTAAATCTTTTCTATGTGCAAATGTACATAATAATTGTGTTCTCACAAATCTACTCCGCTTCAATGATTTTTATTCCGCCTTGACTAATTGTTGCTAGTCTGAAATCTTTGGTGATCTTAATATCATTTTTTCTAAATACTATGAATGGTATTTCTTGCCCAACAGTCTTATCAACAGTGGATTGTATATCCCTTTCTAACTGTTCCGGATTTCTTATGTATTCATTTCTTCTTAATTTTGTAACTAAATTTTCTAAACCAGCAGTACTTTGTATATTCAAAGTTACTTTATCTTTTATGCCGGCCGGGATTTCATCTATTGTAAGTGCTAATGGTTTTATATTTGGTCCACGTAATGTAACCATTGTATAACCTTTAGCATCCGCTTGAGCAAAATTACCCAATGCTTTATATCCAGCTATAAATTGTTTTAAATCGGCTTTGTTAAATTCGCCGGTAGGAATCATTTGATATCTAGTTCCGCCCCTCTTTGATGTGTTCAAATATTTAGCAAATGCCTTTATATTATCATCATCAATCTCATCAAATGCACCACTTTCTTGTAAATCTTCCATTAGTTCTAATGTTTCGATGAGATTTTTCCAAAAAGGAAATCTTACAACATTACCTTTAGTTCCTAATCTAATAGCGGAACTATCACTAACACGATAATCTTTGACTTCATATCTGTCCGGGCCTACTGTTAAATCAAAACTCTCTCCGCCTCCACTTACTTTCCCGCCTCTAATTAATGTCGCTAAAAATATTTCTCCTCTTCCTATACCTTTTGGTTCTAGATTATATAATTTTGCTCCGACGCCTTTTGTATAATCATTTTTATCTATCTGTTCTACAGATGTCCTACTATATAATATTTTAACAAATTCTATTTGTTCTTGTTTAGACATGTTATCAAAAAAGTTTTGTAACATTATATCTGTTGTCCCGCCTGGCATGCCGGCTAAGAATTCTTCAAATTCATCCATTTTAGGCTGTACCAGATTCAAAAAGTCTTTACTTAGATTAAAATCACCAGTAGTGGCTTCTTTTAAATCCTCAACTGGTTTTGCATCTAGAAATCCCTGGTCTAATTGATCCACTTCATTGACTGATTCTTTTACGTTTCCAACTACGAATACATTGGCATTTTTCTTGTTATCGTAAACTGCCCATGAATAATCTTTATCATCTTTGTATCTTTCGCTAGCATATTTTTTAGCACGTGACAGAGATTTGAATTCTGGTGGAAGTTGGTGATCGGCTTCGCTCTCCCAAGATTTTGATCCTTTATGCCATACTAATACAATAAACTGGTCGAGCTGAGCTTCATTGACAAATACAGCTCCATTTAATCCATTCTCTTCTAGGATTTCGTGTAATGTATCCATCTCCTCATCCGTATATGGAGCATTAGCATAACCGTTTGGTAGCCTGTAAAACCACTCTCTTATAATTGAATCTCTATCCATAGACATACCTTTTTAATAAATATCAGGTTAGCCGTGAAGTCATGTCTTTCATGTTATGGTAATTGATACCTGCTTTGGTTTTAACCGGGAAGCGACCGGATTGGCTCATAACATCGCGCAGTTTTAATAACAATTCTTTGCCGTCTGCTAAATTATAGTCGAATAATAAAGAATCATAAGTGTACAGGATTATATCTGTATCATAATCTCTTAACAAATCATTCACATTATTTAGAACATGTAAATTATATTCTGTTTCAGATGCTTGTAACAAGTAGTTGAATAACTTATTTGGATTCATATCATGTAAACAATTTTTATATAAAGGCCGTTTCATTAATGGAGTAAGTACATATCCATCTCGTTTAAACTTTTTCCATAATTGGGTTATGAATTGTTTTGTTTTTCCAAAGAACGGTACTTTCTCAAAATCACTATCTATGCCGCCATATAATAATCTAAATGTTATTTTTTTGCTTTGATTATACTCTTCTTCTGATATATCTTCTTTTCCAAAATATTGTTTTGCAAAATACTCATGGATACTACCTTCCGGCAGATCATATCCTATAATATCTGCAATCAGTCTAGGATGATATGCATCGAAGTCCATTTCCAATAACATTCCTCTTTCCCATCTAGATACAAATGCTCCTCTACAACCAGATTCTTTTGGCAACGCTGCGTAATTAACTCCTCCGAATTTATTAGAAGGCCGGCCTGTAGTTGTCCAAATATTGTATTCTGTATGAGCTCTATTCTTAGGAATGCCATTTGATTTGAAATGTTCTACAAATTTATTATAATCGACCTGCAGGCCTGTCCGTTCAATAGCCGAAAAATTATCTGTTATTAATTGTTCGTATTCTTCAAATTCAGGTGTCTTATCAAATGTAGTATAATACTCAATGAATTTGTTTTTCATCGCCTCACACCGTTCCATATGTTTAGTGATAGGCAGCCAGTCATGTGTATTTGTTTCATTATGCCACCACCTGTTCCAGGCATCATGTGCCGATGTATTTGATTCATCTAATGGCAACATTTTATGGTTCTGCCACCATGAAACCATATCAGCATCATAGCATTTAATTGAACTAAATTGGGCAAAGCGTTTCTTAGCTAATACATATATATCACCCTGACTTGTAAGGTCGTTTAAACGTTCTATATCAATGTTAAAACAATCCTTATGACGGAATGGTAACACATACTGCATATTATCTGCTATACAGTATATATAGATAAAGCTTATATGATTATTCATATAATGACGATACGGGTCTGAATACATCGGTATCCATAATGAATCGCCCAATTGTAATGATTTCTTGACCTTAACTAAATCTATTTCCTTCTCAACTATCATTGTTATTTAATATAAGAAGAAAAACTCAATTATCAAAATTATTCTGGCTGTTTATGTCGATTACGATGAAATTCGTCTAGGTCGGATAGATATAGTTGCAAACCTCCAAAGTTATTAGATCGGTTTGCTGTCTCTATAACTCGTTGATTGGCAGCACGTACATCGTCAATTGGGCCGTCAATTGTCCATCTTAATCTTAAGAATCTATACAAGCCTCTATCAATCCCGGGATTGTTATTAAAATTTTTACGCTCAAATTCATCTGACGTTACTTCTGTTATATCACCTATATCATTTATCCTCTGCGCAAAGAACCTATCGAAGTGCCCATCATCATATGATGCCGGTGCTGGCTCTGGATAATGGTATGGTGGTGCATAATGATTATTAAACCGTGCTTCCGTCATACGATAGTACAAACTATTATTTAATGTAGTAGCGCCGGTAGCATTCCCTTGCTCATCTATCACGTCAATTGGAATGCGTTGCTCAACATATGGCACCAATGGCCTACTCATGTCTTTCATGAACAGTGCACCCGAATATATAGCATCATTCGGATAAATATGATATAATCCTATATACTCTTCTAATGTATCTGCGTACATATATTCCTTGCCAATTGAATATAAGGCAGGCCGAATCTTGGATGGCGGAGTATATACTGGTCGTACTTGATAATTTGCCATCTATCTTAGCCTCCCAAATGCTTTAACAGTTGTTGACCAATCATTCTCGGCTATTGTATGTGAATATGAAACAACAGTAAATACTACTTTACCAGTTCCATCTGACTTACGGTATCTAGCCGGCAAATATTTGCTTGAAATTGTGTCGCCGAATTTAAATCCTTCGATACCATCACATGTCAATTCAAATTCCAATGGCCATGGCATTGTTTCTATATCATTAGAATCCGCCATTTGGTTGTCGCGTAGGATTTCCGCCGCTGTCTGTGCGTCGACCATTGCCTTGACTGCAGACTTTGCCTTAGATATAGACGCCTCGTTATAACCACCGAAAGCTAGGGCTCCGCGCGCGTTTTTCTGCTGCTTCCGGACGCCAATTGTCGGGTTATCTTTTTTCTTTTTAGCGGCCGCCTCTGCTTCGTCTTCGGTGATGGTCTTAGTGGCAGCCTCTACTTCTGTATCTTGGGCAAAGTATTTAGCTTGTGTATCTTTTGGTACTTTTGCTGATAAACTCAATGCTCGTATTCCATTTACTCCTCCTACCGTGTCTAGCTCTAATGGCTTAGGCGTAGCATCATTACCAGGACATTTCTTATTAACGATTGATATTGTGCCGCGTTCAATATCATCCTCATCTTGATCAAGATATAAATCCCATGCTCCGCCTGTATTTTCTAGAATAGTTGCAAATATCTTTTTGAAAAATTTAGCTAATGGCATACCACCGGTCGGTTTATCAGCATTGGCAGTTTTGTCTTTTACTTGCTTAGCGTCGGTATCAAATGACTGCTGGATTGATATTAACAAATCTCGGCCTAATAATATCTTTCCGGGAGTGTCTTGGACGTCGTCGGAAAATGCTAGAGACCCTAGCCAGAAAAAGACATTCGCAGAAAATGGATTATATTGCATCTTCTCCGTATTTTTAAGTTTGTGATGGTAAGTGTTTTCCGGTTTTCCTTTGCTATAGCAGAATAACATTGATATTGGGTCTGGACTCCACATTCGGCCGTGTTTGTATTTTAACTTTACGTTGCTTTTTTGAGGTTCAAAAATTATCTTTAGATCTGGACCTATGAGATGTTCGTTAATTGCATTGACTACACCCTGTAGGCTTACATACTGTAAACGGTCGGCTGAGGCGCCTTCTAATTTTGTTGCGCTGTCATAACCTACAGGTGCTGTAAGTACTCCCCAGAATCCGGAGAAGTTCCCCACAATATCTGAAGTGGGGTCATTTAATCGCCCAGAAGATCCGTGGTCAGGGTTAAAGACGGAGGTATTTTCCGAGCCGACCATGGCTCCCTTTTGTACTACATATTGTAAATGATCAAAGAGGTTTGCTACTGTAACTTGCTCATTTGTCCATCGGTAATCTGATACAAATGTGTCTGCTGGAAAAGAACCGTTAGTGTTAATTTCTAATGTGTCATGTGTCCCGCCTCTGCCGACTGCTTTAAATGTACAATCAAAATAATTTTCTTTTGTTATTTTAAATGAATAATCATATACCCTAAACTCATGTTCACCCGCTTCGCTAGGAGTCTTAGGACCTACATATCCATATTTAATAGTTACCTCTGATCCCGGGATTAGTAAGGCCTTTTCTAGATTGTCAAATGATGTCACATCAAAACAAGTAAATGCTACTTCAGCATAACGTAAACACCCGGCTTCGCCCTTTAACTCAATCTTTACGGATTTTAAGACCGGTGCTGGTCGTCCGGTCTGATTTGGGTTGTACGTCGATTCATGACTATCTGCGCCGACGGGTAAAGATATACCGTTACCCGTTACGGTAACATATGCGTTATTACGTATCCTGCCTCCGGTAGGCAGCGTAACGTCAGCTTCTCTATAAAAAAAATCTGCCATTATTTGTTAATCTCCTTGTCTCGTAACATTATAGTTAAATCTGTTAGCGGAAAGGGTATACGTAACTGTATGCCGGGGTGCACATACAATGAACCCTTTCCTAAATTATTTACTTGTGCTAGCACCCACCAAAATCTAGGGTCTTGATAGAATTCATTTGATAATAAATCTAATCTATCTAGTTCTCTTGATATAATATATAGATCGGTAGGTTGTTTTGGAAAGGAAGGGTAACGTGTCGTGTTATAACGATCGTCATTTGTTTTGCTAGTCGATTGGTATCTATTTACTGACATTTTTTTCTCTTGTTTTAAGATTCATTATTTGTTCGCTCCGCCCGAAGTTAAATTCTTAATAACATTTTTTACTCCGTCCACAACATCATCGATGACATCTCCCACTGCATCTAGACCTTGTTTTATTAGCCCTCCTTTCGCTCTTTCTTCTTCCCACTTTCTAAGTCGTTCTGCTTCATCTATAATGTCTTGCGCCGCTTTCTCTTCAGCAGCCTTTTTAGCAGCAGCAGCTGCTTTTCTGCGTCTTTCGGCTGCTTCTGCAATCTGTCCTGGCGTCATTGTTAATGAGTTAGCATATACAGCCGATACTGACGATGGTTTATACCCTAGGACTGTAAATGATAAAGATACGTTAGTGTACATTGGTGCTTGATGCCCCGAATCAATTTCCCATGGGCTTTCCGTATCCCAACTATATCCTAAATCAGTTATGATCATTTGCTTTTTGACGAATAAGTCTCCTATTGTAACCTGTACAGATGATCCATGGAATCCTTCATCTCCATATACTGGATATGTTAGCTGTGCTAGTCGTTCCAATTTATTCCATATTGGTATCCTATCTGCCTGTGTCATGATTGGTACTAGAAAGTCTAATGTCATTGTTCTTTCAAATCCATTGTATAAATATCTTGGATCTGCTCTTCCTTGGTCTGCCATACCGGACCAACTTGGAGCGAAACTGTCATTTAAAGAACCTATATATGCTTTGAAGTTGATGGTACCAAATTTAAATTTAATAAGACTCTTATCTATCGACGCATCTAATACATCTATCCTTTTATCCTCACCCCAACGTTGTACGCCGCCTATTGCCTGACTCTGAACTGTCTCTCTAAAGTCTAGAATTTTTTTGATGCCGACCTCTCTTTTTGGTATAGCGCCATATGCCATTCTCTTATAATCATGTACTATGTTGCCATCCTCTAGAGGATCCGGAGGTGTTGACTTTCCTCCGCCGTCAAATAATGTTCTAGAACCGTCTAGTCTAGTTTGTTTCTTTGATGCCAATGACTTTAATGACTTATGGGTTAGTAGTCCATATGGGTCATGTCCCGGCTTTTCAGCGGATCTTCCAATACTTTTTGTTTTGCTACCTTTATTATTATCAATGTCGAGTATTGTAAATGTCGTCTGCTCGCCTCTCGTGTTTTGATATGGATTTGCATAATGGTTAATTCTGTTTATATAATGCTCATATCCATAACCTAGCTGGAACTCCCTTTCGACATTGTGTTGAGCATAAATGCTCGTATCTTCCCATCTTTTTATACTAGTCCCCCCTATTCCTAATACAGATCCCGGTCCGCCAAACTTAGAACTCAGAGTCAATATTTCCGAGCCTATAAAATGGGAATGCCCTAACGAGTTTACGGAGCCAAAGAGTTCTTCTTTTAAATCTGTATGTAGGGTTGATCCTTGTATTCCCCAGCTAGGGGCCTGTGTACCGTAGCCTATTTTGTCTCCGGCTAATTTACTAACAAGTCCGTACATTATTCCATCCTCATCTGTACCGAATTGTCTATTGATATGTACTATGGGAGCAAGTGAACCTAATGACAATGGATTGTATAGTCTTGTCTCAGCTTTAGGATTCATTAATTGGTATCCAACTTGTTTTGCTAAGAATCCTATGCCCCGGGGCGATGCTAAAAACTTGGCATGTCTGGCTACATCAATCAATGTTCTGTTTGCAGCTGTTATTATTCCTCCACGTGGAATATCAAATGCTCCACTCATTCCCGGCCCCACATCAAGTCCCCATCTTTGATTGTCAGTCTTTCCTTGTCTCTGTATGCCTCTTAAAATTAATGGATGCTTTATATATGAATTAGGTGTTGCGTCATCTCTCAAATTAAATTTGTTGTACATATCATCGATTGGAGAATTAACTGTATATGTATCTGCTAATCCTTTCTTTGATTGATTAGAATATACTTCACCATACTTTGCGGAAACTGTAAATCCCGTTCTTACTTGATCGAATGAATGTATTTGTCCGGATGGGCCAATTGGAAATTTAGTCCCGGTTCCAAACTGAGCTTTTCTGCTTGCCAATCCCCTATCAGAAAATGTCACATCATCTATCAGAAATGAGTCTCCGGCAAATCTTTGGACTGGAGATATTAGAGCAATTCCTTGAAACTCATATCCGCCTGTTGATACATATGGGACGTCATCAGTCCCTTTGAATTTAGTATCCGTACGACTAGGAGGTGTCTTATAAGGGCCTGGGGAAGTTGTCCCGTACCAACTCAAATCTGACTTAAGTTCTGCCAATGCCATTTTTTATCCTTTCCTAAATGTATCTGCCAATCTAGTCATTGCTCCAACTTTCTGGCCGTCCATATTAATTTCCATATTTTGTATTGCCAATATCACTTGATCTAGTTTTGCTACAACAGGATCTTCTTTGTCGCTTGCCTTACTCTTGCCTCCACCTAATAAATTCCCTATACCACCTAACATAGCACCCATCATCATTACTGGATTGGTTTCAAATGTAGGTAGTACTGGATTGAGTATCATTACTGGTTTTGGTATTAATGCTGTCATTGCGGCAGCCGTTACTGCTGCTCCTACAATTGTTGCTGCTATTATTGGCATTGCTGCTATCAACGCGGCTGAAAATCCTACTATAATTGTTGTTGCCAACATTGGCATAGTTAGTGCCGATGCTGCTACTATGGCTCCTACAATTGAAATGGTTATCAGTGGCATACTTAGTGCTAGTGCTGACATAAATGCAGGTGCTACCGCTAGCCCCATTGCTGCTGCAATTCCCATTGATAGTTTTACTACTGATTGATTTGCTATTCCTACAATTTTAGCCTCCGGTGGATCTGGCATATCCGCGTTAATTGCGCCATCATCCATTCTCAATGCACCTTTTGGAGCAAACACTGCGTCATTTGCTTGGCCAAATAAATCCGTTCCGGCTACTATAGTATCTTTATTATTAAATGAAATAGCGCCTTCAGGGCCAAACATTACTCTAGAACCATATCCGCCGCCGCCGCCGCCGGCTGGCCCGGACATAACGTCGTCCCCTTTACTCATTGAAGCAACTAACCCAATCAATCCTGCTACTGTTGCAAATGCTAATGGAATACCTAAACCAAATGGTATCATACCAAATCCAGTAAATATTGCTGGGATCGCTGCCGATATAGCGGCGCCGGCCGCGGCCATTAAAGGAGCAATTGCTCCGGTAGATAACGCAATACCAATCCCTTTCGCGACATTAATTGCTAGCTCGAGTGCATATCCTGCACCCTTAAC